GGGGGGTACCAACAAAAGATGGGCATTACTACAGAGTAAATACATCTTTGCCTGAGACCCGACTGGTAAGTCGATTCTGCTTTCGCAGCAGCACCACCTGTGTCTCATCACCTTAACCAGCAGTATGCCAGTAAGTTTGTTCAGTCACTCCCAGTAAAAGAAGCGTCCCTCTCTTACAAATATATCATAGCATAAAAAAAGAGAGTGTCAAGCACTCTCCACGATCCATCTCGAACCAATTTTATTTATCTCTTCTTCCACCTTGGTAGGTAGAATATTGAGAAAGAACTCACCCAAAAGACTGCTAATGCTGACAAATGGATGAGTCTATTTGGATTAACAATAAGACCAATAGTCACGAGTGCAATCCAAGTGTAATCTAAAGTACCGTGAAGTCGATACCAAACATTCGATCCTAGTTTGTTGATGATAGCATCTCTTCGTCTGCCGAACCACGGTGATACGTGGCGCATCATAACAAAACCCTCATTAAAAAACATAAGGGTGAAACCAATCCAGAAAATCATTTAGTTTCTTCTATTGCCTCCTTAATAATATTCTTAAGTTGTCTTCCTTTTTTCTTACTGAGTCCAACTGATGAATCAATCTTTACTTTGACCCAGTAGAGACCGATAAGAACAATTAGGAATGGAATAGATTCTTCCCAAGAGATTGCGTTCCAGGCATTTGCTGCTTGACCAAGCATTGCAACTGTGTCTGGTGCTGCAAGCATTTCTGCTCCCATTACCTGTCCCCCTTCTTACGGTTTTCAGAACGAACAACAGTAAACTCACCCTCAGGATAACGTGTTGCAAGTTTAACTGAGTTACGGAAGGTAACCTCATCAAGAGTTACACCGAGTGCCATACAAGCATTCGCGACATACCACATAATATCACCGAGTTCGAGGATAAGATGTTCTTTGTTGTCATCATTCCAGGGTTTACCTTGGAACTTAAGTTTCTTAACGATCTCCATAAATTCACCACCCTCAGCAACAAGACCAGAGGCAGCAGTATCAAGACGCTCAATGTCACAACCCTCACCTTTGAGAGTTTCATAACGTTCCATCAGTGCATCAAAATCTTTTGACTCTTTACTGGTGGTCAAGTTTACAAACTTAAAATACTCTTCGTAATCAACTTCAAAGGGTTCGTTTGTTTCATTTTGATTCTTACGTTTAGCAGCAACCTTTTTACCTGCCACTCCTTGAGGTTCTTGGAATCCTTTAGGGATACGCTCAGCAGGATTGGAGAAATCCTTCTCCGTTACCTGTGGTTCTTCACGAAATTCTGCTGTGTTTTCAGTCATACTTTGAAATCATTAAAGTTTTGTTTAGAGAAGGATAGGATGTCAGATGCATCAACCGTTTCCTCTTGTCCAGAGTCAACGATCTTCTTTTGTTCTTCACAATCATACAGACGCATCTTCGCCCTGTCAACTCCTACAACGAATCTCTTGTTCACTGTAGGATCATTATATCTATTCTTAAGTTGTTTCACCATAATCTGATTCAACTCTTCCATCTCTTCAGTAGAGATCAGAGCAATCATAAAGTCTGCAGTAGCAGGGAGTCCAAATGACTCCGAAGTATCTGTCAGGTCAACATCAGAATTGCCATACCCACTACGAGTAGTTTGAGTAGCGGATACGATAGGGACATTATGTTCACCTGCAAGTCCACGTAGTTCTTCAGCAATAGATTTAACAAATGTGTACGAGTTAACTATAGCACCTTTGTATCTTGATGAGTTGCAAATGTTAAGGTAATCAACATAAATGATGTCTGGTACAAACGATTTCTTGATAGCAAGTTCTTGTAACAGTGCCTTGAAGTGTCCTACGTGTGCAGATGCAGTAGGGTATTCTTTGATAATAAGACGACCATTTGTTTTGTTGTTGACCTTTTCAATTTTAGAATCGAACATTGGTTTAGGCAATGTCTCCAATGATTGAATTGGAATGTTCATCAAGTTAGCATCAATACGTTCAGCAATCTTCTCCTCTGCCATTTCCAACGTGATGTATAACACGTTTAGTCCTGCAGAAAGATTAGCAGCAGCGCAGTGACACATAAACAAAGACTTACCAACACCTGTACCTGCAAGTGCAATGTTCAATGTCTTCTTAGATAGACCACCTTTAGTAATCTTATTGAGTAACTCAATATCAAAAGGAACCTTTTCTTCTACTCTATGATAGAACTGATAACGTTGATCAGCATCATCGATGTAGTCGTGCCCAACAGAATTATCAAAAGAAACTGATAGTGCATTAGATAAGATGCTTGGGATAGCATCACGTCCCATTGTTTCAGAGTTGCCATCAGCAATCTGAATAGACTCAAGGAGTGCGTTGTAGATAGCACGATCACGACACCACTTCTCTGAAGTGTTTACTAACCAATCAATCTCGTGTGGTTCTTCAACCATATTTACAAGAGATGTCTTTAGTTCAGAGAACGTAGTCTCGTTTAGATCTTCTCTTGATTCAATTTCAATACTCAATGCTTCCTTTGAAGGGAGAGCATCGTATTCCATAAAATATTTTGCAAGTTCATCGAAGATAATTTTGTTGTTGTAATCTTCGAAGTATTCTTGCTTGATGTGTGGAAGTGTCTTACGTGTAAAATCTTGATTATGAATCAAGTTTGTTACTACGAGTCCTTCTACAGAATTAGACATAGTGGATGTACGTTCCCGCGATGTATTTTGCGTTAGAGATTGCAGGTAGTCCTGCGTGAGGATATGTCCACGTGGGTGGGAACACTAACATTCTACCACGTTTAGGAGTAACTTTCATATGTTTGAATTCAGTCTCTCCACCCTCTTGAACATCATTGAGGTACCAGAATATCACAAGCATTCTTTTAGCAGACTCGTGGTCACCCACATCGACGTGCCATTTGAATTGATCTTCTGAATCTGGATTGTATCTCTTGATCCTAAATTGTTCAAGTGATGTCTTCATAGGAAAGTATTTCCTACAGTCACACTCATCCATATATCGTTGGATGAAATCGTGAGCAGACTGAATCAATGTTGATTGGATTATGTCCCAATCTTTATGTGCTCCCTTTTCAACGTGCTCGGTGATATTAAATTGTGCGAAGGTAGGACGACCATCTCTATCCCAAACTTCGTGCTCTTCTTTTTCAAAGAGACGAATTGCATTCTCACATACTTCTTTAGAGATGGTATCATCATAAACCTTGATGAAAGATTCAAGATCCATATGCAAATTCCTTCTTCGCTGCTTCTTCCAACTTATCCATTATTTCACTGGTGAAGTATTTCTCAGGATCCTTGAGAATAACAGAAGGGAAGACGCTAGACTCCCCGACAACAACACGATTACCCTTACGTTCAAATACCCCATACTTCTCACCCAATTCCAATAGTCCGTAATACTTGTCAAGTCCCCTTGAGTCATAGAATAACCTCGTTTCTACTTTTACATTTTCTTTAGTGAAGCGTGACTTAGCAGTCAAACATTTGATAATGTTACCAACGATCTCTTTGTTAGAGTCGCGTTCTTTAGATTTACTCAGGAAAATAATTGTACTGGCAGCATACTTAAGACCAGATCCTCCACCCATTTCTTTAGTTGGGACGTATGCACCTACCACGTCATATGTATGGTTAGTAACGATGAGTGGTACATTGCAACGACCTAGTTCAAGAGTTAGAACACGGAAGATTGCTTTCACAACTTGTGCTCTAGTCATATCCCTAGTCTCTTTACCTTCCTCACTATCAGATACTTCCTTAGAAGTGGAAAGCATACCAAGTGAGTCAAGACAGAACATCATAGGTTTCCTGTCCTCCTCCTTCATCTTGGAGTAGTTCTTCAGTGTCTTAAGTGCCTGTGTTCTGAACTCTTGTACAGTAGTAACAGGAACAACAGCGACACGATTAGGATCAATACCACGACTGGTCAGCATATTCTGGGAGACAGCAGACTCAGATTCGAAATATAATACAATAGCGTCAGGATTAGAATCCAGGAAACTACGAACGACACTAAGAGTAAAAAAAGTTTTTCCAGTGCTTGATTCTCCTGCAATAGCGGTGATCTTGTTTGAAGGCAAACCTCCATAAATCGAACCACTAAC